CATTCTTTTTTAAACCTATACAAGATGGTATGGATCGCCCTAAGTCCGAACTTGCTTATCGTGTACCTGCTAGTAAATTTACAAGAAAAAAGATTACAGCTAATGAAAAGCTGGAAGACATACAAGGATTAGATACAACTATTGACTGGAAGAATACTGGAGACAATAGTTATGATGGTGAGAAATTAGCATTACTAGTACATGATGAAAGTGGGAAATGGGAAAGACCTGATAATATTTTAAATAACTGGAGGGTTACAAAAACATGTTTACGTTTAGGTAGTAGAATTATTGGTAAATGTATGATGGGCTCAACTTCAAATGCTTTAGATAAAGGTGGAGAAAATTTTAAAAAACTATACAATGCCTCGGATGTCACAAAAAGAAATCGAAATGGTCAGACAAAGTCTGGCTTATACTCTCTTTTTATCCCAATGGAATGGAACTATGAAGGATTTATTGACGAGTATGGAGTTCCAGTCTTTGTTACTCCTGATATCGACAGATTCGCACCAGACGGTGAACTGATAGATGTAGGTGTAATAGACAACTGGCAGAATGAAGTTGATGGTCTTAAAAGTGATCAAGATGGATTAAACGAATTCTACCGTCAGTTTCCAAGAACAACAGAACACGCGTTTAGAGATGAGGCGAAAGGAAGTATATTTAACTTAGTTAAAATATACGAGCAGATAGACTACAACGAGGAGTTGTCTAGAACTCTAGGAATTACTCGAGGTAATTTTCAGTGGGTGAATGGAATTAAAGATTCTCAAGTTATATTTTATCCAGATCCAAAAGGAAGATTTAAAGTTAGTTGGGTTCCACCTCAACAACTACAAAACAGAGTGATACTTAAAAACGGAGTCAAACATCCAGGTAATGAGCACATGGGAGCTTTTGGTTGTGACAGTTACGATATATCAGGAACGGTAGATGGAGTTGGATCTAAAGGAGCTTTACACGGTTTAACTAGGTTTAGCCTGGAAGACGCTCCGGCAAACAGTTTCTTTTTAGAATACTTATCAAGACCACCAACAGCTGAGATGTTCTTTGAGGACGTTCTAATGGCTTTAGTATTTTACGGGATGCCTATACTCGCAGAAAACAATAAACCTCGTCTCTTGTACTATTTAAGACGTAGAGGATATAGAGGGTTTAGTATGAATAGACCTGATAAGATATGGAACAAATTATCTGTTGCGGAAAAAGAGGTTGGTGGAATACCTAATTCCTCAGAAGACATTAAACAAGCTCACGCGGCAGCAATCGAGATGTATATCCAAGATCACGTTGGAATGAAACAAGATGGGACGTTTGGAGATTTATATTTCAATGAACTACTAAACGATTGGAGCAAGTTTGATATAAACAAAAGAACAAAGCATGATGCATCTATAAGTTCTGGTTTAGCTATAATGGCAAACAACAGACATTTATATGCCCCGAACAAACAAAGAGAAGTACAACCGTTAAATATACATATTTCAAAATACTCAAACACCGGAGGTATGTCTCAAATAATTAAAAAATAGAATGAATAGACGAAATATAAATCATTTTTTCCCAAGCCAAGTTGTAGGTGATGCTGAGAAGATTAGTTATGAATACGGTTTAAAGGTTGCTCGAGCTATTGAGCAAGAGTGGTTTGGTAATAGTAGATATAATCAAGGGTTAAACAGTTTTCATAACCTAAGGTTATATGCTAGAGGCGAACAATCTATCCAAAAATATAAAGATGAATTATCTATTAATGGTGATTTATCGTATCTAAACTTAGATTGGAAACCAGTTCCAATTATTCCTAAGTTTGTCGACATAGTTGTTAACGGAATTGCAGAAAAACTGTATGATATAAAAGCATATTCGCAAGACCAAGCAGGCGTTAGCAAGCGTACTGGTTATATGGAAAACATACTTAAGGATATGAAACTTAGGGAGTTTGATGCTCAGACTAAAGCGGCTATGAATATTGATTTGTCAACAACTCCACCAGAAAAACTTCCCGACTCAGAAGAAGAACTAGAGCTACACATGCAGTTGAATTATAAGCAGGCGGTTGAGCTAGCTGAAGAAGCTGCTTTAAGTGTTTTGTTTAAAGGTAATAACTACGATTTAATAAAAAGAAGGTTCTATCAAGATTTAACAATACTAGGTATTGGAGCTGTTAAAACGTCTTTCAATACTTCTGAAGGAGTTGTTATAGATTATGTTGATCCAGCTAATCTAGTTTATTCCCACACAGATTCCCCTTATTTCGAAGATATATACTACGTTGGTGAAGTTAAAGAGATTCCAATTAACGAATTGGTAAAGGAGTTTCCGCACTTAGAGCATGAAGATTTGGAGGAGATATCTATGAAAAACAATAGATATTCACAAGGAAGAAAAGATGACGATGAGAACAAAGTACAAGTTTTATATTTTAACTATAAAACTTATATGAATGAGGTTTACAAGGTTAAAGAAACAGCTAGTGGTTCTGCTAAGATAATAAAGAAAGACGATAAGTTTAATCCACCTGTAGATGTAGACTTTAAGTTTTCTAAATTACAAAGAGCTATTGAGTGCTTATATGAGGGCGCTGTTATTCTTGGTACTGATAAGTTACTTAAATGGGAGATGGCAAGAAATATGATGCGTCCTAAAAGTGATTATACTAAAGTTAAAATGAACTATGCTATCTGTGCGCCGAGAATGTACGAAGGACGAATAGAATCACTTGTAAGTAGGATAACTGGATTTGCTGATATGATACAACTAACTCACTTAAAACTTCAACAGGTATTATCTAGAATGGTTCCTGATGGGGTTTATCTAGATGCTGATGGTTTGGCTGAGATTGATTTGGGTAACGGTACTAACTACAACCCACAGGAAGCCTTAAACATGTACTTCCAGACAGGTTCTGTTATTGGTAGATCGTTAACTCAGGATGGTGATCCAAATGGAGGTAAAACACCTATACAAGAAATATCTAATAGTAGCGCTGCAGCTAATAAAATGCAAGGGTTAATTAGTACTTACAACTATTATTTACAAATGATTAGAGATACAACTGGTTTAAACGAAGCTAGAGACGCTTCTACGCCGGATGCTAAATCATTGGTTGGTATACAAAAAATGGCCGCAGCAAACTCAAATGTAGCCACAAGACATATCTTACAAAGTGGTATGTTTTTAACAGCAGAAGTTGCTGAATCATTATCTTTAAGAATATCTGACATACTAGAATATTCCCCAACAAAAGATGCTTTCATACAATCCATAGGTGTTCATAATGTTGCTACGTTAAAAGAGATGGCAGAACTACATTTATACGATTTTGGAATATTCTTAGAATTAGCACCGGATGATGAAGAGAAACAAATGTTAGAGAACAATATACAAACATCTATACAACAAGGATCAATAGACTTAGAAGATGCTATTGATTTAAGAAACATTAGAAATATTAAGCTAGCTAATCAAATGCTTAAAATTACTAGAAAGAAAAAAGCAGAGTTAAAGCAAAAACAAGAACTTGAAATGGCAGAGGCTCAAGGTAAGTCTCAAGCAGAAGCTTCAAAAGCAGCGGCAGAAGCTGAAACTCAAAAAGCTCAGGCAGCACATCAATTAAACATTGAGTTGGAGAATGTGAAGTCAGGAAACAAAACTCAGCAAATGCAAATGGAGTCTGAGATTAAGAAAGAGCTTATGCAAATGGAATTTGAAATCAACATGAAACTTCAAAAAATGAACATGGAGGAGGTTGATATGAAAGATACAAGAAAAGAAGATCGTAAAGACGATAGAACAAAAATGCAAGCATCACAACAAAGTGAGCTTATAGACCAAAGATTAAATAAGAAACCACCTAAAAAGTTTGAGTCCTCAGGTAATGATATAATGAGTGGCGAGTTCGGTTTAGGAGCATTTGGTCCTAAGTAAAATTATTAACTATTATTATATTATATTATGGCAAAAAAAGAAGAGCCAATCGCAAATGACGAAACTGGCAAAATTAAAGTAGAAAAAAAAGAATCAAAACAACCAGATGGTAACGAGACAAAAGGTAATGTTACTAAGGTTGCGGCGAAAATGAAGAAACCAGCTGAAGCTGTTGAACCAACAGTTACAAAGGTTGATTTAAACAATCCACCAGAAGAAAAACCAGTTGAAGAGGTTAAGCCTGAGGCTGAAGTACAAGAGGTGGAAAAACAAGATACACCAGTATTAGAGGAAATAACTAACGAAACCGTAGAGCGAGCTGATGCAGCTGCTGAAGCTATAAAAGAGTCTATGGAAACTGGTGAACCTTTACCGGAGAACATCCAAAAGTTAGTAGACTTTATGGGTGAGACTGGTGGTGATTTAAATGACTATGTAAGGCTTAATAGGGATTATAGCGAAATGGATAACCAAGATCTATTGCGCGAACATTACAAGCAAACAAAACCTCATTTAGACGATGAAGAAATTAACTTCCTTATGGAAGACAACTTCTCTTACGACGAAGATATAGACGACGATAGAGAAATAAGAAGAAAAAAATTAGCGTTAAAAGAGCAAGTTGCGAACGCTAAAACTCAACTGGAAGAGAACAAATCCAAATACTATGAAGACATTAAAGCTGGGTCTAAATTAACTGACGACCAACAAAAAGCAATTGATTTCTTTAATAGGTACAACAAGGAAGAAGCGAGTAACAAAGAGGTGGCAGATAAACAAAAATCTACTTTCTTAAATAAAACCGAGCAGGTTTTTAACGACAAATTCAAAGGTTTTGAATATGAGGTCGGGGATAAGAAATTTAGATACAACGTAAACAATGCTGGAGCGGTTAAGGATACTCAGGTAGACATTAATAA